GAAGATGTAGATGGCAACAAATCTGTTGTTGCAAGTATGGGTTATCAGAAGGTTATTTAACTAAAACCAGGAACGAAACTCCACATCTTAGAAGTTTTCATTTTCATAGCGGCTAGTTTTTCATCGAACTGGCCGTTATTCTTTTTTATATTAGTCTGAATTTCGTCTGTGATATCATACCACTTTTCATTATTGATTAATGCAATAATAGGATGTCCTTCAATTTTGTCAACGCCCTCATTGAAGAAATAATATAACAATGCATCAAACTGTGGTTGTGATAATTCTTTCTTAACAAACTTTTCTAAAACATTTCCTACATTACGTAACTGCTTTTCTAATATAAAGTTTGCCATTGGTTTTGTAATTTTGCCTGTACGAATATCAATACGTTGTGATGCAACTGTAATGTATCCATAACGTAATTCTGTATTTGTTACTTGATATCCGTAACCAACAATATTATCTTTCATTTCTAATGATGGTGTATGTGTATCTATAATTGCATTCTTACTCATTTCACTGAATACTAAATCAACAATAGGAAATACTGTTAATCTAATATGAGATAAGATGTAACTGGGTTCTCCTGTTGCTTTATATCCTGTACCTAAATAAGTACCATTAGGAGTTACAACATTCAACGGAAGTTGAATATAATTTAATAACGAACCTTTTCTCTTATCGAATAACATTAATTACTATCCTGTTTTACACAATCAAATTGAATTTTATAATATTCATTTTCTTCCCAACTTTTCCAATTGGCATTATCAATCAACATTTCACATTGACCTAATGATAATGGATTTTTGTTTACATATTGATTACCTACATAAACCCATTCGGTGCCGTTAAAGCCCCATATTGTTATTACAAATAAAAATTCTTTTACCATCATGCTAACCTCACTGCGGTTGTTCCTGTTACGGAAGAGTTATCTGCGACTTTGTATGCACGTGTTAGTACATATGCGCCACGTTCTGCACTTGCGGCTGAGAAGTGCATTGGATCCCATGGAGCACTCCAGTTACCACCCCAACCTAGACCATGTCTAGCGGCTATCTCACCGATGTTAAGTGGGAAGTCACAGCCTTTGTCTGCACCTCTAGTTACACCTGGATTCCAACCTGATGGTCTTGTTCGTGCATATCCGTTTGGTGCGTATGCGTTAATATCTATTGCGGCTCCCATTGCATGGAAGCTAGGTCTTGATCCGCCTCTTTGATTTCTATTACAGTATCCACCTAATGTTCTTACTACATATCCAGTTGCTTCTAAATCATCAATTAACCCTTGGAAGTTAGATTGGAATATTTCGGCAACTTCACAACCAACACCATTACTTGCTCTAATTGTTGCAAGACCTTCTCCCGGTGGTAGACCAGGAACATCTTCTGTTGCTTGGTCTCCCTGATTAGCGGCATCAAATTGTCCATCTGCACTTGTTGGATCTTTCGATATTTCATTGCCTGCTTTTTGTGAATCAGATGTTGCTTCTGGTGTAGAACCATCGGCCGCTTTTTGTACTGTCTCTGTACCACGTAAAAACGGTTCGTGTGTTGGTATCTTAGGTATGATACTTTCATCTATTTGTGTATTTTCTAAATTCTGTATATCTGGTTGTGCGGCTAATGGTATATCAAAAGCGATAGAAGCCATAGGACCATTAAGATGCATCTTTCCATTTACTGTACTAACGTACATATTTGTTTCTACTTTTTGGTGCAATGCTCCGCCACTTTCTAAAAACGTAGAGCCTTTAGTTTTTGTGTGATATTGATTGCCTATATTTAAGTTGTAGTTGTCGCCAGTTCTTACATTAATCTTTTCGCCTGCTTCAATGTTTATATTTTTATCTGCACGTAGATTAAAATCTTTTTCAGTACGAATAGACATATTGCCTTCAGCATATACCATTACTTCACCGTCTGCTCCTATCTCTACCCAACCTGAACCCGAACTATTGATTGCATATACAAAATCATTTGTACCGTCAACAATAACTTGTGCTCCTGAGCCAGTAGAAATTCTTATCTGATTAGGGTGAATAGTGCCATCGTCTCCAACAGACCCATCGTCCATTGTAATACCATTGCCACCTGGTGTTGTCCAGCCGTATACTTTCGATGATTGTGTTGTATCATAGTTTGCATCACGTAATGGACTTGCAGTAGATTGTCCTCGTTTGTTATCTGAGAATATACCTTGACTTGCAGTGTTAACATTTCTGTTTGAATTCGCTTGGTCTTTTTCGTCTGTCTGTTGTAAATCTTCTAATTTAGTTGGTGTAACTTTAGCAACTTTAACATCTTTAGCAATGCCTTCGCCCATACCAGAACCATCTGGATTGGCTACACCTGCCGACCCTCCTGAAACTGTTCCTGGTATTTCTTGTGCTACTGCGAACCAGTAACCTTCATTTAGTACGCCATTGTCTGCAAAGAAAACTAATATAGTAACCCCACCATCAGGCGGAACAGAAAACATTCCGTATGACCCTTGTTTATTAGAACCACCAAAAGGACTTGCATACATAAAGTACATTGGTTCTTCTGGATCTCCTCCTAGTTTAGGTACATAGGCCGCAATACGTCCTCTACCTTCAGGATCAGGCTTGTCTGCTACAGTGATAGCTTTGTATATACCACTTTTAATATTCTGTAAAATAGGATTTTCTTGCGACTTTCGATTACTCAAAAGAGATTTTGCAAGACTGTTTCCTATAAAAGATTCATTAGCCATTGTTCATCTTCCCATATGCGTCCCATATATTATTAGATACTTTTTTCATAGTATTGTGTGTCCAATGACCACAATCTAATGTTTCTAATAAGTAACTCGCTTGTATGATTTCAACTTTTCTTTCTGGTATATTCATATCTTCTAGGTATTTATATATCATTTTCCAATCGTCTGGTTGGTTGTTGCTTTGCTCCCAAAACTGTATATCTACAAAAACAATGTTCCACTTCTTAGCAAGTGTCAACCAATGTATTCTTCTTAAAATTATTTCTATATTTTTTATAAAAGAATTTGCAGGAGTATTGAGATATAAATTTGTTGCATTCCAAGCCTCATTCATAGCCCTGTGGCATTTTGCATTTTGTCTTTTGAAATTATCTTGAAAGTCTCTTAATTCGTCCGGATAGTTGTCACCAGGAGTACACTTCCCAACTGGTTGTTCTGGTTGGAGTCCTACATGAAAATCCCAACCCACTAATGCTTTATTGTATATTGGGTTTGAAGGCTTATCAAGTCCTGGACTATTCAAATTCATTAAAAAAGAATGCCTTAACATAGATGATAATCCAATTACAATAGTTTTTGTTTTGTTGCATAATTCTTCATTTGTCCACTGTTCTAATCTTCTCAATATCGCTTCATTTGAAGATCCTGGTTTTGCTAGATTTATAAATCTTGCATTTGAGTCTTTGCCTTTTTTATTAAGCCAAGATGATAGACAATATTTCATTGGCAGTCCGTCACCATAAATAAAACTGTCACCGAATATAGCAACTAAGTCGCCAGTGTGTTCTTCTATATTCTTTAAGTAACTTCTAGTAGACATTTCATTAACACGAGGCTCTACTATGTCACCGTATTGTTTATCTATTTCATATGGCGAAGGAGCAGGAGTACCATCTATTTGTTTAACGATAACATCCCTTTTAATTCCACTGAGACATGACCACTCTGAATTAAAATCTTCCATTAAAATTCTCCTTCTGAAATATTTTCATCAACGAATACTTCAATACCAAAATGTTTAGGTTTACCGTTAACTCTTATTCTAGTTATACCAGGATCATTTACGCTTCGTTGAAGTCCTGTATCACTGCCTCCAGTTGATATTGAGTCAAAGTTATTTGCGATATCATCTTTGATAGCATTGACTGTTCCTACAGTCCAACCGCCAGTAGAATTTACTTCATCTTGTATATTGTCTGGTACTATATATTCTTGTACTTGTCCGTTCTTATCAACATATTTAACTGGTTCAAATTTAGATGTATCAGGATAACTGAATTCAACCATTTCGCCACCTAGTTCTTCTGTTACAACTGTTACAGGTAAATCTTTTTGTTGATTTGCAAGGTTGTCATATATGGATCTAGCCGCATCTAATTCTTTTTTATCAGATTCATTAATCGCTATACCTTCAGTAGCGCCGCCATCTATTTGTGCTGGTTTTGAACCTGGTAGTTCCACAAGTTCTTGTGTTTGTTGTAATTCTAAAATTTCGTTTTGTTGCTCTACTGGCAATCCATCTATAACTTGTTTCACTTTTAATCCGTTATTACTTTCTAATGCTTCAACAAGGTCTTGTTTTGTTTCTTCTGATACATTTAAGTTATCAATCTCATCAATAGCATCATCTGTTACACTGTATGTGTTTGGTGGGGGAGGAGGGATCGTAATAGTTCCGTCATTATTGTCTACATAAACATCAGGTAAAACGTCTGGTTTAGGAATAATTACTGGGTCATTTTCTGTTGTTTTGATATCAACATCAGTTACAAAATGCGAGCCGCCTTGGTCACCGTTAATTTCTTGTACTTCTGTCATAACTACTGGACTTGAATCTGTTTGTTCTACAAGAATTTGTTGACGCACTTCTTTCAATTTTTCTTCATCTTCTTTTCTGCCTTTATCTGTCCAATACCAACTATCTAGGTCATCTTCTAATTCTTGTTCTTCTGCTTTTAATTCTGAGATATTTGCTCTTTTCTCTTTATCAATAATTTCATCCCTTACTTGTCCTCTTATGCCTGTTTGTGCATTTTCTGTAATCTTGCCTATAGCTTTTTCATTCTTTTTTACTTGTGCGTATTCTTTATCTGTCAAATCATGTAAACTTCTGCCAGCGATAATGTCTTCATTTTCAGCATGTAGAGATTGAACTTTATTAAATTCTTGGTTAGTTAAATTTTGTTTACCTCCAGTATCCATATTGTAACTTCTATATCTACCATTGGCTATACTTTCTTGATTATGAATTACTTGACCATCATACAGGTTAACATCGCCATTGAGCATAGCAGTTGCACCTGCATCGCCGAACAATCCACCAGGTTCTAGTTCTGACATTACTTGATTTGGATTGACAACTGCATCGTTATTACCTAAATAACTTCTGTCCATATCTTGATTTATTTTGGCATCCCACTCATCTATTTCATTTTGATCCACACCTATAACACCGTTTGATATTTTTTCTTGTCCCATTGCTTCATATGTATTATCTAACATTGCAATCGTGGCAGGAGATACAGTTGTGCCATCATCTATTGAATCATTAATTATGTTTCTGGCTTCATCTGCTTCACCAAAATGATCCGCAATTTGTTTTCTACCGTTTGCTAAATCAACACATGCCGCTTGATTACCTCTATTACATAAATCTTGTAATTGACTAGTAACAAGTGCTAACTGTTTCGCATCTGCTTCTTCTGGAATACCGTCAACGCCGTTATTATCAATAAAGATACTAGTAGCATTCTTATACGCCGCCGATGCACCAAGGTATGCCGCATCTTCATTTTGAACCACTACTGTATCGCCCTCGCCATCACCGTCTGTGTCTACTAGAGCATTACCGGCACCAATTGGTGCTTTAATATCTTCTGCCTCAGCGGCTTGGCCTGCGCCATCTTTACCGTCACCATCTGCTCCAGTTCCTGTACCATCGTTAGTACCTAACTCGTCCTTAATAAAATATTGAAATACATCATTGTCTATTAATTCTGGTTCAGGTGCATCTAATATTGGACTTATTTCTGTGAATTCTTCTGCGGCTGGTAGCTTAACTAACCCTAATGTTTGTGTAAACAACCCACCACTAAATGAACTAATAACAGATTGAACAGAATATACACTTGTCATTAATCTTGTTTTTTTAATACCATCATAATTTTCTGCATCTAGTCCAACTCTATCTGGATTATTTAAGAATACATCTTCTGCTTTGTCAGTTACTAGGATTAAATAGTTAACACCATTAATCTTAGAAAGATGCATCTTATAACTATCTAATGAATTTTTTGTACCGTACTTTGCTTTTTCCATAGAAGGCGATAAAATACTATCTACCCAATAAGGGTCACCTTTGATAGTCATTTGTGCATTCATCATACTTAAATTATTATTTCTTCCTTCATAATATTTCGCCATCGCAACTTCAACATTTTCTTGGTCAGCCGCTTTAATAACATTTAAGTTAGTAGGATTTTCTAATAATGATTTTGTAATACGTGAGAAGTTTACTGGATTTTCTACAAGTGCTTTTAACAAACTAGAGAACTGGTCTTTGCTTAGTTTCTTAATCATTTCTTTATCTAGGTCTTCTGTTAATATAAGTTCTTGTCCTTCACTTCCAGGAAATAAACCTAACTCATTCCAATTATCACCTATCATGTTTGTACTTTCAATGATTTTAGTTGAGTACAAATGTCCTAATGCTTCACGCATTAAATTATTTGTTTGTACTTCATTCTCTTTTTCATCAACAAATACTTCATTTAGACCTGTTCTAGTTTTTTGAATTTGGTTGTGCAACTTGTTATAGTTTTCACGTACTTCGCCTTTAAATAGTTCTGATAAGATTTCATATTCTTCTGAGTCTTCATCAAACTGCGACATCATTTGTTGAGCATCCATATCATTAAGTGAATTCATTATATCTAATACATCGTCTGCATTATCAGGACCGGTTATTCTTTTACTAACTCTATTTTTAAATTCGTTCCTTATTGAATCGTTAATATCGTCAAATCTTTTTTGATATTGTTCTGCCGCAACATTAAGCATCTTTTTAGCATCGTTTAACCCGATTGCTTCTTGTTCTAATTCTGTTAGTTTTTGTTGGGCTCTTTCGTCAATTTCATTTCTCCAATCACCAACAGTTTCTAAAAAACTATTTGCCATATAAGCATCACTAGGAAGTACATATGCTTTTTGTAATTGATTTGATAGACTGATATTTAAATCTAAAATATGTTCGTTTGCACCCGTATATTGATAGTAATATCTTTTATTACAATGACCTTCTAAGAATACACTTTTTAATATGTTAGCAGTAGCTTCTGTTAACTTTGCATTGTGCAATTGGTTCTGCACAATTAGTGACCTTTGTACAGTAAGAAAATATGTAACTTCATATGTTTGTTTACTTGTTAAAACATTGTAGCCACCCAACTTAGGTCTTGCGTGTGGTAAAATTCTAAACAGACTACTCATTTTTGGTTCGTCTTCTGTTAGACTTTCTCTTATCTCTTTAGAGTTTAAACAGATACTTTCTATTGCGTTATATATGGAAGAACCTGGTGTTATAACACCTGTTTGTTTTCCTACTTTAACAGAAGACTTTTTGCCAACTTCATTATTTCCTGAGGACTTGTTAGCTTGTTCAGGATCTATCATTTGACCTTGAGCAAACATTTGTTTGAAAGTGTCATCCATTTCAAACTTATAATCATTTATAAATTCTGAATCACTTACTATTGACCTTTCTACAATTTTCTCATTTAGTTTTTTAAAAAAGTTTTCTAATGTTTCTTGTAAAGTATTAGCAACATCAAATTCAAAGTTATAATCCATCTGTGATAGTTCTGTATCTGCTACAACTTTGTCATTAACGATTGTGCCATCAATAACAATATTAGTTCCTTTAGATTCTGTTACAGATTGTAATTCATTATATTTTGTAATTACGAATGGGAATATTTTTGTTGCTGGTAAATTCTTTACTACATTTCCTGTTTCATCATACCCTTTAAAACGCACCTTCATAAAGAATGTTGCATTTTGTAAATCAGGATATCCACAAATCAATATACTATTCTGTAACATATCGGGCAATGAAGTCCCACCAACTTGTGAAATTGTAAATTGTAAATTAGTGGCAGTACCTGCCATTTTAGATGCAGAGCCTGTTCCTGCACCAACACTAGTTACGGTTAAATCTGTAATGTTTAATTCTGTTGTTATGCCTGTTCTTGCTATGGTTACTGTCTTCATATCATTTGTAGGCCATGCATCATTAACAATATCATCCATCATCTGTGGAGATTGTTCGTATGCAAGAAATTTGTTTGCCTCTTGTTGATTAACAATAAACAAGTCTAAGTTATAAGTGTAATGTTCAAATGCATCTAATTCGTTTTCCCAAAACAACTTTTGTTGTTCCATATTTTGAAGTAATTCTGCAAGGCTTCCTGATGAACGTATTGCGTTTCTTTTCTTGTCATCTACTTCTTCAACGCCCTGTGCTTCTGGTTCTTGAATTACTTCTCCATTAGATATTAGGTCTCGTTGGTCATCATCGTCAATAACAGGAACGCCGTCAGGTTGAGTGCCGTACGCCATACCCAATCCGCCTTCAATACTATCTCCGAAATAATTTAATGCTTCTTGTCCGCCTTCTTTTTGAATCATGGCAGAAACCATTTTTTCTGCTAGTTCTGGATTTTTATCTAAATCAATAGGAGCATTTTTATCTATTCCCATTTTATTTGCAACGAAGTCTACATACCCAGAAGTATTGTTTTCGTTGGGTGGAGCCCAACGTTGAATCATTCCTTCAACTGTGTTTAGTCCGTGTTTGTCTTGATAAGTTTCTAGTGTTCTACCTAATGCTCTAACACCATGTTCTGGTGTGGCAAAAGAAACAAATGCGCCATCGTCACCTGTCTTACCTTTCCAAGCAGTAGAGTTTGTTCTAATGTTGCCTGGGTTATTATTTCTTACACTTCTAACTGCCATTATATACTACTTCATGTTATCTAACTGGTTCTTGCTAGGTATTTTTATTTTTGTCCCTGCTGTAAAATCATTTATTGGGTCCTGTATAATATCAGGATTTCTTTTAGCAAAAATCCACCAGTATTTTGAAGTACCATATAATTCATAACTGCACAAGTCAGGTCTAATATTATAATTCTGTGGTATTGTGTAAGTTTCATCTAATGCACTTTTTTGTAAAAATACAGGATTTTGTATATCTAATACTTTACCTTTCAATACAGTAGTCTTCTTCCACGGAGAAGTTGGATCATAGGCCATTATACATACCCCTTATTAGCTAAATTTCCACTTAAATAATCTTGCATATTAAAGTTTTTTCTAACATTCTTTGGAGAATATGTAGTTGTTAATGACATAACAAACATATTCTGTACTGGAACTCTTGCACCATTTGTTTCAACATAATCAATATCTGAGTCTAAGTTCCATGTGAAGTCTCTTATTAAAACAGGAACATTTTTATAGATACCATGAGCATCTAGTCTCAATATCGGTGGGGGAAGACCAGCATTATCTGATTGCATTCCAAAGTCCATTTTTAATGCGCCTCTTAAGAAGTTAGCCATTTGCAATACAGTGTCTGCCTCACTTGAACTACGAACAATAACCGGAGCAGTCATGTTAAATTCAGTATTTGAAGACATATCGAATGCTCTTTGTTGAAAATTAGTGTGAGATAAGTCATAGGAACTGTATCCAGTACTCGTTAACACTGTGATTGTTGGTGTATATGGGAACTGAATAGTGTTCAATCCAGATGCACTTAGTCGCCCACTAGGGTCTCTTAGTTGCACTGGTTGTTGTGTCTTATACATATTGTCCATGTTTAACTCCTTCTTTGTTGTATTTATCGTTACTTAAACTACGAAGTTTAAAAATAAGCATTTTAGCACTTGACATTGGGTTTCAGATGTATTATAATTAATAATATTAATAGGAGCAAAACCATGGCACGTAGAGGTCAAAATTATTTAAACAATAAAGATATGCTGAAAGAAATTCATATCTCTAAATCGAACTTTTCTTGGTTCGAAGATAGAGAAGCACATCATCAATATGAGGTTATCTTAGACGATGTAAGTGAAATTCATAAAGCAGAAGAACAAGCAAGAACCAATCGAGCAAATAGATTACAAAAAGCCGCTTGGGACTTAAACGAAGATAAAAAGAAAAGACAAGTAGACTTTGCAGTAGATCCAGCATCTTTCGAAAAAGAATCGTTGGTTTTCAGAGTTATGACTTTCGACCACATCCCAGATGAACCCGGTCGTAAAGCAAACCCAAAGACTATTGCAGACCATAAAGTAAAACTTCATTTCCCTCCATTCAAACATTATGTTATTGAAGGCAAAGGTGTGAGAGAAGTAGCATGGTCACATTACAATAAAGACAAAGAATTTGATTTACGAGGCGGTAAGATTACGGCAACGTTAGCCAATATGTACATCAAATTAGTTGAGCGTTATTCTCAAAGAAGTAACTGGAGAGGCTATACGTATATCGATGAAATGCGTGGACAAGCACTTTTACAACTTGCACAGATTGGATTACAATTCAATGAAGCAAAAAGTGATAACCCATTTGCATATTATACGGCGGCTGTAAACAATTCATTCACACGTGTTCTAAACACTGAAAAGAAAAATCAAGGTATTCGTGACGACCTACTAGAGAAATCAGGTCAGATGCCAAGTTGGACTAGACAGTTAGAGCATGAAATGAAATCTCAGGAAAGATGGCAAAAAGTAATTAAAACAAGAATTACTGATGAACAGATTCCAACAGAAACTATCAAAGAGATTTACGCCGACAATGACTAATCTATTTAAAAAAGCCGCTTGGTTCACTGATATACATTATGGTATGCGTAACAACGCACGCCAACATAATGTCGATTGTGATGAATTCATAGACTGGTTTATTCAAGAAGCCAAAGCTAAAGGTTGCGAGACTTGTATCTTTGGTGGTGACTGGCATCATAATCGTGCTAGTTTGAATATCTCAACTATGAAGTATAGCCTTGCAGGTTTAAGAAAACTTAATAATTCATTTGAAAAAGTTTACTTTATTTTAGGTAATCATGATTTGTTTTATCGTGAAACACGTGATGTAAACTCAGTAGAGTTTGCAAAAGAATTACCTAATATCGTTCTAATCGATGATAAACTAGTTGAAGGCGATGTAGCATTGACTAGTTGGTTAGTTGGTGATGAATGGAAAAGGATACCAAAGATAAAAACAAAATATATGTTCGGACACTTTGAACTTCCAACGTTCAAATTAAATGCGATGGTAGAAATGCCAGACCATGGTGGACTAAAAAGTGAAATGTTTGAACATCAAGATTTTGTTTTCTCGGGACACTTTCATCATCGTCAAGTAAAAGGCAACGTGATATATACAGGTAATGCATTTCCACACAACTTCTCAGATGCAGGAGATGATGACCGTGGTTGGATGTTCTTAGAATGGGACAAAGAACCGGAATTCTTTGCATGGCCTGATGCTCCTAAATATAAAAATGTCACGTTGTCTACACTACTTGAAAATCCATCGAAGTACTTGTTACCTAAAACAAGTGCAAGAATAACACTTGATATAGACATTACATATGAAGAAGCTACGTTCATTAAAGATACGTTTGTTGAAGCATATGACTTGCGAGACATTGCATTACAGCCAATGAAGAACAGTGAGCATGAAAGTGACACTGGTGCTGAAATTCATTTTGAAACAATCGATGAAATTGTAATTTCACAATTAAACTCTATTGATGATAATGGTAGCTTTAATAAAAAAGTTCTTGTTGAACTATATCAAAATCTATAGATATGAAAAACGTTTTAATAACAGGAAACAGAGACTATGGGCTTTGCAAGAGTATTTGCAATCTGTTTGATACTGTGGATGATATTAACTATACTACTGTCAGTCGGAGCAATGGTTGGAATCTGGATGTAGGTCCAGAACAAAAACGACTAGCAGATTATTTTGTAGATAATAAATTTGATATCTTTATCAACAATTCCGCAATATGGAAGTTTCATCAAATTATGATTGCCGAACAAGTTTATGCAAAATGTGTTGAAGAAAAACATTCTGCACATTTTATACATATGGGTTCTACTGCCGATACAGGTGTAAAAGGAAGAACGTGGAGATACCCAACTGAAAAGAAAGCATTAAGAGATTACAATCGTGACTTAACGTACATGACAATGGGTGGGTCTAATGTAAAGACCACATGCTTGTCACCTGGTAGTTTAACTACACCAAGTGTGATGAAAAAACACCCTGATAGAAAGTTTTTAGATACAGAGTACGTAGCCGATTTGATTTTATGGTTGATTAATCAGCCAGATTATGTTAATATTAACGAAATTTCTGTAGATCCAATACAAACAGGAATATACGCAAGAGAGAGGTAGACGTTTGCTAAAGATTAAGAATATAACGGTCCGTAACTTTATGAGTGTTGGGAACGTAACACAGGCAGTAGACCTGGAACGTGACAACTTAACACTTGTGTTAGGTAACAACATAGATTTAGGTGGTGATGGTTCTCGTAACGGTACGGGTAAAACTACACTTATCAATGCATTATCATATGGTATATATGGTAACGCACTTACCAATATTAGAAAAGATAATCTAATTAATAAGACAAATGGTAAGAATATGATTGTTACTATTGACTTTGAATTTAACGGAAGTCAATACAGGATTGAACGTGGACGTAGACCTAATGTATTTCGTTTTATCAGAGACGGTGTCGATTTAAACGATGGCGGTGGTGATGAAGCACAAGGTGAAATGAGACAAACTCAAACAGAAGTTGATTCTATTATTGGTATTTCTCATTCAATGTTCAAACACATTGTTGCACTTAATACATACACAGAACCATTTCTTTCAATGAGAGCAAATGACCAACGTGAACTAATCGAAGAACTATTAGGTATTACTGAATTGTCTCGTAAAGCAGAGGCACTTAAAGAAGTAATCAAAGAAACAAAAGACCAAATGAAAGACGAAGAATACAGTCTTAAAGCAAAAGAAGATGCTAACACTCGTATTCTAAAAAGTATCTCAGATATTGAACGTAGACAACGTATCTGGAAAGATAAACACGAAACAGAATTAAAAGAATTAGAGTCAGCCTTAGAGGCGTTATCTCATGTAGACATCAAACAAGAGATTGCTAATCATCAACTATTAAATGAATATAATGAAAATAAATCTAAGTTAGATGAAGCGAATAGATGGGTTGATAGTATCACTGTTGATAATGAAAAATTTTCCGATTTAGAAACAAGAGTTATTAGTGATATAGAAAAGATTAAAGACCATAAATGCTTTGCATGTGGACAAGAACTACATGATGAGAAACATGAAGAAATTCTAAAAGAAAAAGAAGAACTATTGGGTGAAACTAAATCACACTTAATGGAAAACACAGACAAGTTAAATGTACATACGAAAGTAATCAACGAAGTAGGTGTACTTGGTGATAAGCCTATAGTATTTTACGATGATTTAAATGATGCATATGAACATCAAAACTCAGTGAGTATGTTAAAAGAACAAATCGAAACTAAAAAGAAACAAGAAGATCCTTATACTGACCAAATTAATGAAATGCGTGAAAGTAGTTTAGAAGAACTAAACTATAATACAATGAATGCACTTGTTTCTTATCGTGAACACCAAGACTTCTTAATGAAACTATTAACAAATAAAGATAGTTTTATTCGTAAAAAGATTATTGACCAAAACTTATCTTATCTAAACACACGTTTAGAAAAGTATCTTGATAGATTAGGTTTACCTCATGAAGTTAAATTTATGAGTGACTTAACTGTAGAAATTACAGAGTTAGGACGTGAACTAGACTTTGACAATCTATCAAGAGGTGAACGTAATAGGCTTATTTTAGGTCTATCATGGGCTTTCCGTGATATATACGAGTCACTATATAGCACTATTAATGTTCTATTTGTTGATGAACTTATTGATAGTGGAATGGATACGAACGGTGTCGAATCATCACTAGCAGTTCTTAAGAAAATGCAACGTGATAGAAATCGCTCTATCTTTTTAGTATCTCATAGGGACGAATTATATGGTCGTGTGACTAATGTTCTTAATGTGATTAAAGAAAACGGCTTTACTACGTTCTCACAAGAGGATACAGTAGAGGCGGAAATAAATGAAATGACTAAACCACAAGAAGGAGTACCAAATGTCTGATTTTAAAATGGTTCGTAAGCCACATAAAATGTTAGAATGGCTTGAAGGTGAATGCACTGAATGGGCTGATGGCATAATCAAAGAACATTTTCAAGTAGAAGATACTGATACCTTATCTAAAGAACAAATCGAAGAAGTTATTACTGAATGGGAATTACTAGCCGATAGTTCAAGTTATGATTTCTTGTCAATGGGTTTCAGAAACATAATTAGTTCGTGGGAAAATGAACACGATGATTATTTAATTTAAAAGGAGTATAACATGAGTATACATGAACAAATCGTACAACAATACGAAAACTATTTAAGT